CTCTTAATTCCTGTTTGATCTCTCTGATCTCCGCCGTTATAGCCTGGAACTGTGCCTGTCGCATTGCCTAGATGAGCCTCTGTGTGTTTTTGTTTGTGCCTAAATGTACTGTTATTTATCAGTGGGACCGGCGTATGAAAAGTACGTGTTTATGATCCCGCCTGCCAGTGCACCGATTATCTTCTGCCTGTCAGTGCCCTGCATCTCCTTCGTGACGAAAGTGTGTATGGGCAGGTGTGCTGTGTTGGTGCAGTCTGCGACAATAGGTATGAGGCTGAAATCCTCCACCAGATTCTCAGTGGGGTCTGTGACGTCTCCGTACACCCCCGACTGTTCCGTGAAGAACTGGAAGTTCCATGTGGAGTGTGCACCTTCGTAGTAGGATCCGAATGCGTGATTGCCTAGGTTGGGCAATTCGACCTTCTGCGGTGGCTGTTCCCACGTGATGTTACCCCTCATCTGTAGCAGTTGCAACATGGTGGAGAAGTTGCTGTTCTGATCTCGTGCAATGGCCAGTGTGTGCTTGTCCTTTATGTCGTGGCCCGCGTCTGTCGTGAACGGGAACTGTCGTTTTAGGTTACCGTTATCGGTTATGTCTACCAGTGTGTGTATCCTGTACTCATGCATCCTGTTTCATGTCCCTTTGGATCATGCTGACAATCTTGTGCTGTTCCTTCTCGACCACGCAGTCTATGTGGGTGTATCCCATCTCCTTGGCCAACTGGTATCGCTGTCTGCCACGCCACACTATCAGTACCTCTCCGTCCCTCTCTGGTGCCTCTTCTGGTAGGTCCGGACTGCCCCTCTTGTAATATTTTAGGTGTATGTTCCGCCAGTAGTCCTGTGTCACAGGCCAAAGCATCAGGGGATGGTCCATCTCACCACTGGCGATGCTGTCCTCTAGTTCATCGCGATCTGGTATCTCCTCGTAGATGCTGGCCGGTTGTATCTCGTCCATGGGCATGGTCTTGATCTCATACTTGCTGGCATGGTCCAGCATGTAGGAATTTTTTGCTCGGAGGTGTTTCATACGGATATTTACTCCATAAAAAAAGGGCGAACCTAATTAAAGATCCGCCCTTTGGTAATTTAATTTCTTAAATTATTATGCGTTTACACCAGTGTCTGACATACCTGCTGATTGCTCAGTAACTGTCGCACCGCTGATAGTAGCCGCGATCTTGGCATTTCCGTTTAATGCTCTGATAGCCGCTTGAATCGCCGCAACTGTTGTAGTGCCAGAAAGAGTGTCTAGGCTGTCTTTTCTCACTGCGTAAGTCACCTCTGTGTTACTAACTGCTAAACCACCTTTACCAATGATGTTCACACCTTGGTTGGCGATTGCTTGTTCGACTAGTTCTAGACCGGCCTTTGTTGAGTCCTCGTTTGAAGCGTCTTCAGTTTCAGCCGCCATAGAGTTGATAAAGTCAACTGTTAGGTAGGCTACGTCAACACCCTCGAACTCATTGTTCATGTTGATCGCGAAGTTATTTTTTGAAATTGGCATTTTAAAGTCTCCTTATAATGTTAATACCGTTTGTTATTATTAGATGTTAGACACAACTGCAACTGTAGTTCCACCCACGTCAATAGTAGCATCGTCTGAAGTAGAAGTTGAACTCGCTCTACATCTCACTGATCCTAACGCTTGTAGGTAAGTCTGCATGTTTGCCGCCGCCGCTGTCTGTGGTGATGCTGGAGTACCAGTTCCTGTGTTTGCCCAAGAATCTGATCTCTCAACTGCCACAGTGATAACACCGTTGGTTGTTGTTACATTATAGTACTTCAAAGTACCTCTTGTTTGGATCGCTTGTAAAATTCTGTCCACGATTCCATCTTTGTGCGTGTTCCCATCGATGTCAACTGCTGTTGTTGAACTGTCTGTGACCGTTACTGTGAAGTACTCGATCGCAACGTCACCAAATGTAGTTGCATCTGCTACGAAAACCGCATTGTTGTTTGAGTTAATTGCCATTTTTAATCCTCCTTTTTTCTGATTTAAATGACTATGATCCCGCTCAGGGATCAAGTTGCAAGTATTTAGTGGTAAGATTGGTAAATTATGCTGTAATATTAAGATTTAAGCCACACTTCGTCACTTCTCACACGTGAATGGTGGTTATAACCCAGGTTCCGCAGTATTTTCCTAGATTCCGCAACTATCTTGGGCCTCTTGAGTTCCTTCATCTCGATGTTGATCACAGGACTGTTTCTCTTCAGTGTCTCCTGAGCACCTTGGAGCACTGGTATCTCGAACCCATCCACATCTATCTTGATGTAGTCAACATCACTGAGATCGAAACTGTCAAGGGATCGGCATTCTATATCACCTTCCCTGGGTTTGGTGTCCCCCACCACGTAGTTTAGATGTGTGTGATTGGTGCCCTGTTCGGCCGTGTGTGCATGTGTGCTCAATCCATATGGATGCAGTGTAACGTTTGATTCTGTGATGTTCCTGTTGAAGCAATCCCTGAAGTTGGGGTTGGGTTCGAAACAGATCACATGGTGGAACTTCTTGGCCAGGGGCCTGGTCCATTCACCCACGTTGGCGCCCACGTCGATCGCGGTCCTCCAATTCCTCACATACTTCAGACTTGCATCTCTCTGTGCCTGCTGTCCGTTACCCGCCTCTTCTAGATATGTTGGTTCGGTGTGGTTGAGATAGTAGACCCAGAAACTATTTTTGTTTGGCATCACACTCTTTACAAGCACAGTCTGGACAGTCCCTGCACTCGGTACAGGATTTTCTACAGTGCTGTTCACACCCACACTTCTCACAAATGTATTTGATCATCATTATAGTTCCTTGAATTTCTTCAGTATGTCAGTGTTGGGCAGTTTGGCCTGTAATTGCTGTTGAAGTCTGTGTAGGGTCTGCATCTTCATCTTTGAATCCAACTTCGTATAGTTGGCCACTGCTCGCCTGATGTTCTTGAGGTTGGCATCAGTGATGTTGAGAGATCTCTCTAGATGTGTAAGATTCTTAAAGTGTTCTTCCCATGTCCTTAGGTATCTCCTCAGTGCCATAACGGGCACGGGTTGTCTCTGCCTCATGGCCTGTGCCTGATTCTTGTCCTTGAGCTTCTTGGTGATCTCAGGATCACCCGACACTATGGCCAGCATGTTTGCTAGGTCATTGTTCATCATCCTCACTTGATCAAATGTGCCCTTGGCCATGGTCTGGTCAGCGTAACCTTTGGCAAAATTTTGTGTGTCTTTGTTCTGGCTCATCAGCGCCAGTGCTAGGAAACTGAGATATATTCTTTCTGTGACCTCTGGGAACGTGAATCTCTGCAAGTCACTATGTCGTCTTATGACCTTTCCCTCAGATACATACTTTAAAAATGGTGTCAACATAAAGGTATTTATAGGGCAAATGAAGAAGATTTTTATTCTCACAGATTTGATGTTTTCCGGACAGCACTTCTACTTTGAGAATTTCATTAAAAGTGCCAATATCGACGGAGTGGAGTTCACGTTCGAGCCCAACTACTGGAATCTACACACATATGATTGGGACACTTATGATAGGCTATTCTGTATAATCGATCACAGGGATGGATACGAGGACAATCCAGAGTTTGTTTCGCACCTGCATCAGAGAATAGATATTTTAAAACAGAACGGCTTCGAATTCGTACTGGCACGGCCATGGGAGAGCGAGGCCAACGTTGCTGGTTCTAAGTTTTATGACATACTGAAAGGTCATGCATACAAGAAATGGTTCGGCGATGCCACATGGTTCTGGTATTACATGAGGGAGAAACATCAGGGGCAGGAGTTCAAGTGTGATCACTCCCACAAGCCTTACAAATACCTTTATCTCAACAAACAAGTTCGTGATCACCGGTTACAGTTATGGTATGCACTCGACGCCAAGAAACTAATGGATGACAGCCTCACGTCTTTCATAAATTTGCCGGAACCTGTGAGATTAGATTCTGAATACGAACTGCCAGATGTTGATGCAAAGAATTATCCATTATATGGGAGGGATCAAGACATCTACATCAAACCATATGAGCACACGGCTTGCTCGTTGATCAGCGAGACCAACAACAACGATAAAATTTTTATTACAGAGAAGTTATGGAAACCAATATTATGCCAACAGTTTTTTATTGTGCATGGTAATCATCTCTATCTACAGAAAATACGTGAAATAGGTTTCAGAACATTCGGCCAATATTTTGATGAGAGCTATGATCTAGAAACAGATCCTGTAAGGAGGATAGAGAAGATAGTTGAATTGATTGAAAGTCTTAAGAACTTTAATTGGAAGGATGCTTACCTATCATCAAAAAAACTTAGGGAACACAACTATAATCTTTTCTGGAATAACAATGCCTACCAAAAACAGGCACAGATAACTGTGTTAGATTTTCTAGGACTCTAGTAAGTTGCTTATTGTGGGAAAGAGCTTGGTGTAGTCGGATCCACGTCGGCGATCCAGCTCTTTGAGATACACTTTCAATAATTTCTGTTGTAGTCGATCAGGTTCCGTTTTCTCACACTCCATCATAATTCCTTTTAGGTGATTCAACTGTGCTTCCTTTATAAGATCACCGTTGGTCTCATAGATCCTTATGGCCTCATGCATACCGAGTGGAATTATGGCTCTTCCAAATATAGTAGGGTTAAGATATGGCCTACCGGCATCTCCGGCCTTCATTCCACTCCAATAAACTTCTCTGATCTTTGACCACTTGTTCAGTTGAACTATCAGGTCAGGCAGTGTGGGTATTGTCAATGCCATCAAAGCACTATTGATGCTAGGTGTTATCCTGGTCTTGTTCATTATAAATTCAAAATTTTCCGTGTATTTTTTAAGATCCAATCCGTTCCTGACATACTCTGCCTGTGGTCCCCAACAGTCAAGGCTACCCACTACTTGTAGATTGTCTAATTTGCCTTGCTCGACCAACTTCCACATCCTCGCCAACCACTTCTGAACCCTTGCTGGATCAACAGTGAGGTTAGAAAATATTACCAATGTCAAGTGTGGGTTAGATTTTCTCTCTAGCAGTTCCACCATCCTTTCTGTTTCCTTCTGTAGGAACGGTTCTCCTCCCAGGATCATCACTTTGTTTAATTCGTGTATGTGTTCTTCCAACCATACAAAAAGTTTAACTGTATCTTCCTCTATGTTGGGATTGATTTCTATCTTCCCAGGTATATAAAGATTTTTGCCAAGACCCTTTTGATCTCCATGCACCCATTCACCATGTATTCTATTCTCATTATCTATTGTTGAACTAAACTTGCTATTGCAGTATATACATTTGAGATTACATGTGTTACTGAAGTAAATCTCTAACTGTGTAGGAGTTACGTTGACTGCTGTAGTATCTTTCTCAAGTTCTTTTGGTGCTGTCACCCCTTGCATGTCCAAGTGTGACATCCTGTCAGAGTGTCCTCCTGCATCCTCTATGCTTTTACAATGTTCGCAACCTCTTCCAGGCCATTCACCTTTCAACATCTTAGTCCTTGCTTCAAGTTTAGTTTTGATGTTGTGGAAGTTCATCTTGTTGTCTTTGAACTCGTAGGGATCATGTGTGACTCTGTGGCAACTGCTTGTTGTGGCCATGGTCAAGAACACAGTGGAGTGATTCCATTTGAGTTGACATGGTATCCCCTCCTTTATAGGAAAAGGTTTAGACTTCATTGCTATTAGTTATTCTTGAACTTGTTGATCGCTGTCAAATTTCTACGTGAAAATCCCAACCTATCAACCAATTTCACAGCATTACCTGACTTGTCAACAGCCACGAATCCCTCTGGCTCCGTCACTTGTAGTCCACCGTCCGTCTGTTGGAAAGATCCTATGGCCTGTGCCTGATTCATTTTCTTGAGCACGAACGCTTTCATTGTCTGCACCGCCCTGTAGAACATCAACATGGCCTGTAAAGGTTTCTTGGCCCTGTTCAGGAACACTGGCATCTGTTTCATCTTGTCCTGTCTCAGTTGTAATGCCTTCTGTGCTTTCAGTCCTGACATCTGCTGTTGCATCCTATCGTTGTAGAATTTTTTAAAGCCTAGTAGAAACTTGTTGGCATCGTTGGGCAGTTGTCCTTGTTTGACCATGGCATTGATGTACATCTGGAACATGGGTATAAAGTCTTGGTTCTGTCCCAGCACACTTGATAGGTTCCTTGGCACACTGTTCAATAGATTTTCCAGTTTCTCTATTCCGTTGTAGAATTGTTTTGTTTCATCATCTGTGAACTTGGCACTGCCTGACACATCCTTGTAGGTGGCGTTGTCAAAGAACACATCATTGCTTTTGGCAAATGAACTTACATCTGCTCCTCCTTGTGCATTCATCTCTGCCAGAGAGTCGCCGACATAAGTTGTGTGGAATATGATTCCAACCTTTGCCCTGTCTATCTGTTTGCCCAGATCACTTGCTTCCGGGACCGCATAAGTGATAGTGTTGGGTGTGAATGTTAAATTGGGTTTGCCATCCACGTTCTTACGTGTGATGTCCTCGTCCGTAAACAACAAGTCTCCCTGAACAACACCCTGTATGTTCAGTTTTTTAAGATGCACAAGACACTTCAACAACTTCTGTCCTAAATCGTCAGTGCCGTGATTGTTCGCTATGTCTCGCTTTGTGTAGTTCACCTTGGCATTCTTGGCGAAAACTGATTTAGTCCCTACGAAGAATCGGCCATTGTCTGGATTTATCCCACACACCACAGCAGGTGCACCGTCCCATTTCACAGACACACTCATGGCCTCTGAACTTGTGCCTTTGAGTGTCAGTAGTAGTCCCCTGAAGTATTCCAAGACCGCCTTACCACCCTCGTAGCCGTCGGTGATCACAATGTCCTCGATGTGTTCAAGGTGTGTCCTCTTAAACTCTGTTAGGACATCTTCTATCAACATGATTAGTCCTCTCGGTATTCGCCGTCTTTGATTTT